TCTCAATCTCCTGGGGAATCATAGACTCGAGCCAATTCTTAACCTCGGCACCCACGAGAATCTGCCCACTGGACGTGATGAGCGTCGGCACGCGCGTCACCTTCTCCGTCTTGGGTCTCCCCTGCGTGGTGACGTTGTGGAATCGGAGCATCTGCCCGAGACTCGGGTGCTCCTTGACGATGCTCAAGACGTCCATGCAGTACTGACATTTGTCACTGAAGACCAACAGGGCCATCCTATTAAGTCGCTCTTCTTTTCTTCATTTTTTTTGGACGCATCAAGTAAATGAAGGCTGACATTGTGATACTCGGATCGGTCGCCGCCATCCTCGGAATCCTGTTCCTGAACTCGTCCTCGGTCGCGGGTTTTGCCGAGCCCGTCACGCCACAGGTCCCCCCGAATGTCATCCAGGTCATCATCGAGGCTCTGCAGCGCCAGGAGCCCTGGCTGCAGCCCGTCGAGACCATCTATGTGACCCCCAAGTCCGGTGCCCAGAGCGGTATCACGTACGACGCCCGTCTCCTGTTCCTGGACACGCGCGGCTTCTTCGGTGTCCAGTACGACGTGACGGCCGGCGTGTCCCCAGAGGGGGCGGTCCAGATCCTGTCCAAGACGAGCTCGAGCTCACCCGACCGCAGCGGCCCCTTCCAGTCCTACGCGCCCGACAAGTACCAGCCATACGAGGACATCAACCAGGCCCTGAACGATCAGCTCACGAGCGTCCTCGCGGCGTCGCGTCAGCTCCCTGGTAAACAAGTGCAGTTTTAATAGAAGGGGATGATCAGTGCATCCGAAATAGCAAGCCGGGAGCAAGCCCGACGCAACCTCCGTAAAGAAACCTACCGCGTCATCATTGAACAATTTTCTCGAAAAATTCAGGCTGCGTCCGAGCGCCGCGAGTCGTCCGTGACCCTCGTCGTCCCCCCTTTCGTCATAGGGTTCCCCATGTACCCCTTTGACGAGGCCATCGTGTACCTACGGCGCCAGCTCGTGATTTCCGGGTACTCTGTGAGTCAGGGGCTCGAGCCTGGTCAGTTCATCGTGAATTGGCAAAAGGCCCGACCCAAGGCGGCGCCTGCCGTAGCCCCGGGAGGAGATACCGCCGACGACTTTTTTTCAAGTCTCGCGAATTTACAAAAGACGGCCCAGCAGATAAGGTCTCGGGGCAAGTAACTGATAGGAATGAATCATCGTATTTACCAGGCCCTTCTTGAGAATTCCCGCGTGCCCATCATCATAGTGCATGGGCCTGCGGGCACGGGAAAGACGATGATGGCGTGTCAGGCGGCGTCCGCCAGCCAGCGCCACGACCGGGTGATTATGACCCGTCCGGCCGTGTCAGTTGACGAACAGCACGGTTTCCTCCCCGGAAACCTCAACAAGAAGATGGATCCGTGGATCGCACCGATGACCGACTATCTACGGGTGCCGAAGCAGAAGAAGATCGAGGTGTGCCCCCTGGCCTACATGCGAGGTCGCACGTTCGACCATTCGTGGATCTTGGCCGACGAAATGCAAAACTCGACGCCGAACCAGATGCGCATGGTTCTCACGCGACTCGGCCGCGACTCCAAGCTCGTCATCATGGGCGACACCGGCCAACACGACCGCGGTTTCGAAAAGAACGGACTCCTGGACCTCGTGACGCGCCTGACCTACTCGCCCATCCCCGGTATAGAGGTGCTCAAGTTTACAGATGAGGATATCAAGCGCCACGAAATCATCAAGGATATACTGCGGTTGTACGGTCCTTAAAAAAACTCGCCAAGTACTAAATGGAAGTCCTCAACGATGCTGAGCGCCGCTTTTCACGCAAGCTCGTGGACGCCATGCTTCCAGAGCTCGTCCAGACCTTTTGGGACGTCTGGGAGGATACGAAGAAGGAGAACAAGGATCGCAAGTTGGTCGAGAATTATCGTCAGAATCTGCGCAAGGTCAAGGGTGAATGGTCGAACGTCAAGGTGAAGCAGCACGTGGCCAATATTGTCAAGGAGTGTCCGCTGTTCCCGCGGCTTATTGCAGCCGTGTTCGTCATCCACGTCAAGATTCTCAGTTCGATTCGTATCGACAAGTCGAGTAAAAAGATTTCTTTGAAGTTGCCGAGCAACGACGTGTTCGTTCACACGTGCTTTATCGAGTGTGCCCGGGACATGTATGAGGAGCCCTGGGTCATCACGGACGAAAAGCCCGTGTCCGAGCGCCGGACCGAACTGAACACGCGCTTCACAAAGTGCATCCGAGAGACGATCGAGAACCTCGTGCCGACCGAGGAGATTCTCAACACGTACTTGACCTTGCCCGAAGAGGAAACCAACCTCGAGATGGAGCACGACGGCTACGAAGATCCAGAGGAGCAGGAGGAGCGTCCGGACGTGGGCGAGGCTCTGGACGCTGTGGATAACCTCGAACAGGAGCAGGCGATGCCCCTTGCGGACGGCGCGCCACCCGCGGGCACCATTCAGACCGCGGAGCTCCCAGACCCGGTGGAGACCCCTGGTGGCACCAAGACGGTCACAGTCACACCCGTGGCGCCCATCCACAAGGAGTCTCTGTTCCCGGACGCGCCTGAGATGGGCAAAAAAGGTCTAGAGGACTAGTAGCAACCGATGGACCACTACTTCAGACAGCCCTGGTCGGCGGCCCTCATCGCGGCGGCCGCCACCATGGCCTACATCTACGGACGGAACAAGATGAACGGGAAGAGCAACGTGCCCAACTCCGAGTATGCCAAGCCCGCCTTTCTCGTGGCCCTGCTCGTCTACCTCGTCGTCAGCCAGGGCACTGGACAACGCGAGTCTGTAAGTCTTGAACCGTTCTAAACTCGAAGGGCGCGCCCTTCAACTTAAAAAATTAGATGTTTCCTTTATTAATGAGCTCGCTCGACGCCTTCAACGACATGATGGGTCAATTCCTGAACGAGCTCGTACTCACATTTCCAGAAGAGAAGAGCATCCAGAAGTTCCAGGCGGGTTTCGAGGTCTGGCGCGTCACATCGCCCCGTGCGACCCTCGAGGGCTTTATGAAGTCTATAGGCCCGCACGCGTCCAAGCTTATGGCCAAGGATGAGTCCTTTTTTCTTGAAAATGCGAAAGACATTGATTTCCTGAAGGATATCAACCTGCACGTGATCTGGACCCCAGAGACGAGCCCCGCGACCAAGGCGGCCATCTGGCAGTACATGCAGACCCTGCACATCCTCGGTATGACTCTGTCCATGTTCCCCCCAGAGACCCTTGAGGCTATCGAGTCAGCGGCCAAGAAGTGCGCCGAGAGCGGTGCGTTCGACCCGAGCGCGATGCAGGGCCTTCTGGCGGGCCTGATGGGTGGGGCCGGTGGGAACCCGTTCGCGGCGCTCATGGGTGCGGCGGCTCCTCAGCAGCCGCGTCGCCCGCGTCCCGGGCAGCGTCAGGTTCGTCGGAAGCCAGGGGGGCCGCCGCCTCTTCTGTAAAAAAATCAAGTGCCAAAGTAGAGATGGATCCACGCGAAGTCTTCAGATCCGACAAGCTCCTCGAGTTTTGGCCGACGGCCATGCAGTCGTCCAAGGACCGCGTCGCAGCCACGACCCGTTTCATCGTCTACGCCATGTGCATCCTGTATCTCATCAAGCGCGACGCCCGTATTCTCGCGCTAGGCATACTTGTGCTCGCAGTGCTCTATTTCCTCTGGACGTCCAACATGATCCCAGACGGCCAGCTCCGCCCCACGTTCGGCGACGGGCGGACCCCATGGTTCGGCCGTGATACCGTGACCATGCCCACCATCGACAACCCCATGGCGAACGTTCTTTACACGGACTACACGGACCGGCCCGACCGGCCCGCCGCGGCATGGTACCCGAGCGTCAAGCAGGAGGTTTCCCAGGCTTGGGAGTTTATCCACCCGTTTGAAAAGAAGCGCGACGCCGAACGCAACTTTTACACCGCGCCCAGCAGCACGATCCCCAACGACCAGACGGCGTTCGCCGAGGCCTCCTTCGGCCCGAAGTTTGGCCCCTTCTGCAAGGATGGCTCCGGCACGTGCGACATGGATTCGGACCGCTTCCACTTCCCGGAGCGGCAGCAGATGCGGGCCGGCAATGGCCGCTAATTTTCTGGGACTAGAGTAACTATGGGGCGGACTCTGCAAACAGATGGCCTCACGCTCCAGGAGCAGATTTGGCAAGGGCCCGCCACCGTCGTCCTCGATGATGTGGTGCGTGTTGAGGACATGCTGCGCCCCCAGACCACCGACCGCTGGAACCGCTTCTACAACGAGCGGGCCAATGATTTCCCGAATCTCTACATTCAGGCGCCGTTCCCCGTCCTGACGTGGAACCCAATCAGCACGTACAGCAACGATCAGAACAACCGATTCGATCAGCGCAATCCGACCGTCGCCGTCGGCAACCCGAGAGGCGCACCATGGTCCGCGATGTCCGGCCCCGGCGGGCGGCCGTAAATTGGCTAAAGAAAACCTAAACTAAAAGTAATATGGACCCCATCGCGTTGGCCGCCGTCGTCGGTCTTGTGTTTGCCGGTCAGCGCTTCAGTGCCGACTCTTCACCGGCAACCACTATTCCAGCAAAGCCTCCTCACCAAATCACGCGCGGGGATCTCATTCAGGCGGACACGAATTTCGCCCAGCAGGATGCTCAGATGCAGGTCCGTCGCGGAGACGGCCGGTCGTTCCAGGGATTCGACGTGGGTGCGAAGCGCGAGGTGGCGTCGTTCGGTGACCGCGACCCCAAGGCGAACCGCTTCCCGTTCGGACAGCCCGTCTACGATCTGTACAACCGCCAGAATGTGACGAACAAGATGAATAACCTGCAGCCCATCGAGCGCAAGAACGTTGGCCCGGGTCTGGGCGTCGACCCCAACGTCCCGGCCCTGGGTGGCTTCCAGCAGTATTTCCGCGTCTTGCCGAACAACGTGAACGAGGAGAAGCTCGTGACGCTGCCGGGTGGCAAGGGGCCCTCGGACGCATTCGTCAAGCAGGGTGGCACGACCATAGGTGGTCAGCAGCTGATCAACGGCACGATGACGCATCAGGCCAAGGCGACCAAGGCGTGGACGCGCGCGCCCGCACAGAATCAGGGCCAGGGCCAGGGTGGAGCGCTCATCGCACCCGAGGGCCGTCCGGACAACATCAAGACCCGCAAGACGACGAATCGTCAAGAGACGGGACAGCGCGGGGACACGCTCGAGTACGGCCCGGCCCAGTGGGGTGTGTACCTGCCGTATAGTAACGGGTTGACCGACCGCCAGCTCCCACACTCGACCGGCAACCGTGTCAACCCGGATCGGGCTGCCAACGCCGGGCGCATGAACGTCCGTGCCGATCCTCAGGGCGCCGTCGGCACCATGACCAACCTGCGCGCCGAGTCCGTGGCGGTGCCCGTGCCTCACATGAACGGCGGCCGTTTCCAGAACTACAAGCCGGCAGACATGTGGAAGCTGAATCAGTTCAAGACGCAGGCGAATCCTTTGGCCTCTGCAGCCAATCTCAACACGGCCCGGGACGTGCTCAAGTCGAACCCGATATCGCTCCCGCCCTTGGCGGCGGTGTGAGAGTCCAGGGACCGTGCTTTTTTTCCAGGCCCATTAGTAAATGAGCGGAGGCATTGTTCAGCTCGTCTCGATTGGCGCCCAGGATACTTGGCTGTCGGGCAAGCCGGAAGTTTCATTTTATCGTTCGAACTACAAGCGCTACACCCACTACGCGGCGACCAACGAGCGTCAGCTGATCCAGGGCCAGCCGACCGCTGACTCCATCTCGACGCTCCGCTTTGAGAAGAAGGGTGACCTGCTCAGCTACGTGTACCTCATGGCGCGCGACTCGAACGCCGCCCCAGTGGTGAACATGAACTGGTCCAACGTGATCAACAAGGTGGAGCTGCTGATCGGCGGCCAGGTTATCGACACGCAGGATTTCCCGTACATGACCGACATCGAGCCCGTGACTGGCGCGCAGACGTTTAACCAGCGCTACCTGAACAACAACGCCGTGAGCGCCCAGAGCCCCACGAACGCTCGGGCCACCTTTTTCCCCCTCAAGTTCTTCTTCTGCAAGGACTGGGCCGCGGCCCTGCCCCTCGTGGCCCTGCAGTACCACGACGTGGAGCTGCGCATCACGTGGTCGAGCAACCTCGGCGGCTCCACGACCGGCACCACCGCCGCGGCCGCCGGCCCCACCTACGCAGGTATCCAGTACACTGCCTGGGCCAACTTCGTGTACCTGGACCAGGCTGAGCGCGAGTTCTTCTCCAAG